GCTAGAAACAATTTGCCCTCGGCGTCATGGCCGATGAAGTCCACACTGCCCGCAATCTTGATACGGTTATTTGCTATGATGCGCTCGCAGGCTATTGGCTTAACACCTTCCGCTTGAATCCATTCTAGGAATGGTAAAGCCCACTCATCCCAGACACTGGACTTAGGCTGTTGGTCCGAGTGAAGAAAGCCGTAGTCAATGTGTTGCTCAATAACCTTGTGGACTGTTGTGCCGAACTCCGAGGATTCAATTGTGTCCCCCGTGATCGGGTGCGTCCTCGTGCCGTAGGTCAATCGTTCAATGTCCTGCCACTGTAGGATGGGATGCTCTCTCGCAAGAGAGGTAATCATTCTAGGCTTGTAAATGCTATCCAAAAAGGCGTCCTTTACTATCCCCAGGACGGTAGTCACGGACGGGTAGACCTTGTGTTGCTTCCGCGCCTTCGCGGGAGTCTCAATATCTGGTTCAAATTCTGGGTTACGGATGTCATTGCAATTGTAGAAGCACATCACGCAGGGCTTCCAAGTCCGAGCATTCGTTTGTATCGTACTCGTGCTTGGCTAGCTCTGAAGAATCTGAAGTCAGGATGAATACAGTCCTGAACTCTGCCTTTATTATATTGTCCAAGTAGATTGACTTAAGACGCCTGTTTGCCATTAGAGCTAGTAGCTCTGTATCGGTGCGAGGCGTTAGTTCGGTCTGGATCGGCATGATATACTGATCCCCTGCTTCTAGTTGTCCGACGCGAGCATCGGAGAATCTGCCACGGAGTCCCATGGCTGATACGATTTCATCATGAGGCAGGCGTATGGCAGGCCCATGTGGGTAGGTGTGTATTTTTACTTTCATAATTATTTTGGTTCGTTGAATACTTCGTCTTGGCACTTCTGACATAGTCCAGATATCGCATACTCGGTAACGGACAATGCATCGGTGAACTCGTTTGCCTCCTCCTTGCAGACAGCACAGATGCCTGCCTGCACCGCCTGCTTGGGGGAGATTCCATTGAGGGCTTCTAAGAAAGCCTCAAGCTCTGGGTGTCGCTCTACTGGTTCTACCACGAGGACACGCTTACCTTGCGGCAGGTCGTCATCAATTCTGGATATCATAAGTTCTCCTATTTGATTAGTAGATCAGTTAGCTTGTCGATATTGGCGTGATCATTCACGCCAGAGAAAAGGACGAAGCCTATCTCACGACCGACTGCGTCCATTGGTTTCCCGTATTCCATGTGGCTAAACTTACCCCAGTCTGGGATGTAGTAAAGCGTCACAGAGTTATCGGATACCTTGATCGGTTTGCCGTTAGCCGTGACCGACCTCACGAACTCCCCTGTCACGTTGCCAATCTTGGCTAGCGAGACGAAGGCACGGAACGGGTTGGCGTCCGCGCACCATCCGTGAGGTGCTGTGACTAGGTAGATGCCGTCACGGGCATTTGTATTATGCATTTTCTTCATAGTTATTTTCCTCTTCTTTGGTAGAATTGAACCATGCTCTGGACGCTGTCTGACAGCTTGTCGAGTATGTCTTTAGCGTTAACGCCCTCGGCGATCTTGAGATTGTCGAGGATCTTGGAGTCCGAGGCACGCCTGCCTAGCGTTCGGCCGAAGCCGTAACGCCCGTCAGTGAAGCGAAAGTAAGGGACTTCACCGTCCCTTTTTCCAAGGTAGTTTATTTCAGTCAGCACCATAGGTTTGTCGTCTACGATGTATGCCTGTCCGATTTGTAGGTTTGTTTTTGTATTCATAGATATTCAGCGATGATTGTGACCGCTAGCAGTATGGCGCCAACGATGATGCTCCAGAACACGATGAACGCGCTCTCCTCTTGCTTGTCTGTCTTGACTAGCCTGTTTGGTTTTTTGATTTTCATATTTGTATTAGTTTGTTGTGAACGATGTCGTATAGTTCGATGAACAAGTCTTGTGCCTCATCGGTGAAGCACTCCGATCCGTCATCTGATATTTCCCATGTTAAGTGAGAGCCGATGCGATGCTCGACTATCTCTGTTGCGATCTCGCTAGCGAGTTGATTGATGTTGATTTCTGTTTTCATATTTGTATTGTTCGCGCCTGTATTAAATGGCGCATGTATTTGTTATTCAGTTGATTGCAACCCGAAGTAGGGTAGGTTACACCCAAAAAGCCCGCACCTTGGAGGGTGCGAGCCGTTGTATTAGCTTTGTTCGTAGAACTGATTATTCCACCTGTGCATCTCCCAGTCTTGAGTGACTTGAGACTCAAGCTTAACCACCAGTCCGCTTGCGACCTTATCTATCTTTGCTCGATACTTTGCATGGTCGAACCAAAATCTCTCCGCAGGGGATTCTCCATCAAAGTAGTGAACTTTTACTGAGCCATCCTCGTAGTGGAGAATTACCGCATGGGTATTGTCTTTGTTGATTTTCATAATATTTTATATTGGTTTGTGTTAGTTTGAAGCGGTATGCTTACACCCAAAAAGCCCGTAGCTGGGTAGCTACGAGCTGATGGTTAGTTAACGGGGATTTCGTGTATCTTGCCGTCCTTGTCCTCGACGGACAAAGTGATGTGAGAGACGTCCATAAAGCCGTCCTCGTGATAGGAGTCAACGCCGTCCATCCAGAGTTCGATAAACGTCTCCCTGTCGAACAGGTCTGCGGCAGTTAGATCGAATGGACAATCTGTGAATGTCTCCCTGTCAGGTGCTTCCTCATCAAAGAGAACTCTGATGACGCTCTTGTTGTCATCGTTCAGCGGTTGAATTACACGGCTAGAATCGGTCGCGTATGATCGACCACTTGGTCGGTGATCAAAGTGAAGACCGCCCATGTTTAAGTTCGCGTGTGTAACGTCCTTCGGGTTGAAGTTTATGTCAACGTGCAGGAGTTTGATTCCGTCTATATTTGTCATGATATTTGATTGGTTGTGTGTTAATCGTAAGCGTTGTGCTTACACCCAGAAAGCCCGTACCAGATGGACTGGATACGGGCTGTTGGTTAATCTTCGTCGGGATAGATAGCAACGATGTCTACCCATCCTTCAGCCACCTTTTTTGATAGCCATTTACGCTGTTGGTCGTAGTTCATCGCCTCGACCTTGTTGCGAGTTTTCTCATCAATGCTGAAGCTACTGATGTCTACTGTGTATGATTTTGGATTACTCATAATTTTGATTGGTTGATTGTTAGTTATAAGCGGAATGCTTACACCCAGAAAGCCGTGACCCCGAAGAGCCACGGCTGTGGTATTACTTGATCTTGAGTTCGATCACCTTCTCGGATGACTTGGCACCCCATGTTCCGAGGTTACCCCAGTCGTTGACCCAAGGTTCGATGAGGTCACCCTCCTCGTATCCAGTGAAGCTAACATGACTGGCTTTCAAGCCCTTCCTGCTTTCCTCGTTGAAGACACTGTTCACGGGGTCGAGTTCTACCCGATAGACGTATGCTTTAGCACTCTTCTTTCTGCTGTTCAAAGCATAGATAGCATTGACGTTGGCATTTTTCAATGCGACCTCAAGCTCTGGGTCTTTGCCCCAGTAGCCTTGGGTAGTGATTACAACATAGCGAACGAGACTTTCGTTTTCTTTACTCATGATATTTGATTGGTTATGTGTTAATCGTAAGCGACCTGCTTACACCCAAAAAGCCCCCTAGCGAATAGCTAGGAGGCTGATGGATTAACTCTTGGCGAGTCTCAATGCACTGCTGTGAACTACGCTTGCTACACCCTTGGGGTCAGCGGCAATGCTTTGTTGATTTGCCCAACTGATCATCGAACTGGCTAGACTGTAGAAGTCTGCTTGTGCCATTGGCTTTTCTTGGTTTAATAGGCAAGAGTTCTTGTGCTGTATGTATGCTTGTTGAATGTTCATTATTTATATTGGTTGATAATTGGCTCTCCTCATTTACAGCGGCTTGAGACGCTCGCAGAGTTGCGGCTGAGTTACCAATCTGTGTCCCACTACTACGTCATCGAACATCCGAGACTTATCACCAAATCGACTGCCGAAATGCCCTCATGTATCCGCAAGTCCCTGTAGTATCTGTCGGGGCTTCTCTGGAACGGTAGAGATGAAGACAATCGACATCCGAGATCGGAGTCGGTAGCGTTAGGACTGTCAAAGAACGGGAACTGCGACGCAATATTACCACGGATTTACAAAGGGGTCAAGCACTTTTTTGCACAAAAAACGCTTTTTTTTTGATTAGTGCCTTTTTTCTGGCTGATCAGCACGGAAGAGTAGGGGATATCTGTGCGGTCATGACCGTGGCATGGCGGTAAACATTACCCCGAAGTCATCCCATTAAATGCATCAACGCATCTGACCATCGGGTCGTTTGTATCGTCTTGCACCCGTGGGCTACATATCTACTACCTCACGGCGAATTCATGGTCATCTAATCGACAGGGTAGGGGATAGGTGCTAGTAAAAGTGCAGGGAATGGTGCAGGTTACTGTGCAGATAATGAATCAATCTGGATGCATTACGCTTTCGCAGAAGAAAAGGATACCTCACGCGAGGCGCTCTATAGCAGTCCACAAGCGGGCTACAGGGCGATGGTGCATATATACATGGCATTCCTCTGAGAATTAGACATAAGATATATTGTGCGGCGGCAGCGGCTGCGGCTGCACATGCTGCCTCGCGCCTGCTAGGGGTCGGGGGGGTCAGCGCGCGCGCAACGACTGTTTTAATGTATCTTCAATCGGGGCTTAAAAAAAAGTGTCACTCAAGGCGCCCCTCCTGGCCCCTTCCTTAAGGTTCCCTCCTTAAGGTTCCTTCCTTAAGGTTCCTTCCTTAAGGTCCCCTTCCCTTCTGGTTCTCTTCTTAAGGCCCCCAATACTTTTTACAAAAGTACTTACATAACGAACGAGTGTTCCTTAAGGAAGAGGGCAATGAAAAGACCTGTCAAGTCCGTAGTCACATATTTTTTTACCTATGGCTCATTAACTTGACGGATCCCCGATATGGTATCATTGATTGTTAATGGCTACCAAGGAGGAGTTAATTAGTCAAATATCGGATTCGATCCAGGAGATCGTAAAGGAGAAGGAGGCAATCCAGGCTAGAAGCCTGAGTAGGCATAACCCCGAAAAGGTAGCCGAGATACTTTACTTATACAGCACGGGCAGTTCACAGACCAGGATCGTAAAGAAATACGGAATGGATCGGGGGACGGTTATTTCTGTCCTTACTGATTACGCGGACCACCTCGGCAAGTTCAGGGACCTGTCGGGCAAGATTGCGGCCCAGAACTACCTGAACCTCTCCAGCCTAGAAGAGGACCTTATTGAAAAGGTCAGGGACAGGATGGACAACGACCCAGAGATGGAAGTAAGTTTCAAGGATCTCAAGGAGCTGTCCATAGCGAAGGCTAACGCTTCTAGGGAAGCGCTTACTGCACGGGGCGAGGCTACGCAAATAACCGAGGACAGGAAGGTCTTCACCCAGGATGATTACGAGGCCACGATCAAGGCAGCCAGGGAAAGAATACAGAAGGCTAAGGTAATAAACGCGGAGGTAAAGGATGCCTAGGTCAGTCATAGATGATAGCTATGACCCCATCTACGACCAGGTTCGGGGAATCCTGGGAGAGCATTTTGAGAACTACTGCTTCATAGTAATGAACTCCGAGGGGGAAATCTTCTTTGACTACAACCATCTCCCAGCTGGCAAGATGCTTATAAACGAAATGCAATACGAGATACGGGAAGATAACCTGGAGATTGAATGGGATTTTGGGAATGACCCTGAGGATCTGGAAGAAGAGGAATGACTATTGAGTTCACAAAGCACCCGATCCTGGAATCCCCTACTGACGAAGAGATTGTTATATTAGGTGAAGCGGACCCCAAGCTACTAGCTTCTTTGCACGAAGCTCACGAGGGTAGAATCCTGGCAGCGGAGACGGACCCCCTGCGTCATGGCTTCGACCTACCTGGGTGGGACCGTATGCGTGACGCTATGCGGGACTATGACGAGGTCATAACCTTCGGGGGTAATAGAAGTGGTAAAACCACTGGCTGTGCTAAGATGCTAATGGAGGCCGTTACTAGTAACCAAGACGGCCACGTTGTGTGCTTCAGCCAGAATGCGGACACCTCGGTCAAGGTGCAGCAGGCTGCGGTCTGGGAGATGATGCCGAAGGAGTTCAGGAAGAAGACAAAGAGTATTGAGGGGTATATTAACTTCAGTATGCAGAACGGCTTCACGGGCAGTTCCTTTATCTTCCCCGATACGAGGACCCGTGTAGATTTCAAGACATATACGCAGTTCAGTAATAACCAGACTATTCTTGAGGGTTTTGAGTTCGGGTTCAGGAAGGCTG